CTGAGTTGATGTTGGAATATTACCTGATGTGAATATAACTGATCCACCACCTGAGTTACCAGCACCTGTTACAGTATAGTGAGTTGTAATAGTTTTAGTTGTTTCAGTTCCATTAGCTGAACGTATAATTACTTGAATATCTGAGTCTGCGAATATCTTGAATGTGTATGAGAAAGTAGTTGTGGAGTTATCACCACTATAACTGTTTCTAACTGTAGTTGAAGATATTGTCATATATTAATCTCTATATACTATTTTACTTTCTAGGCAATAATTCTTTTGTTTCTTTTTCTTCATAAACGCCTAGTTTTCTAAACCCATATTTTTCTTTTTTAGCTTCTATTATAGCTTCTTTAACTTCAGGATATTCAGTTAACATATCATCAAATGCTTTATCTTTATAGTTCTGAAATATTCTTTTTATTATTAATTCTTTTCCACCTTCAAAGTTTTCATCACCTTCTTGTCTTCTGTTATAATCAACAGAGTTTATAGTAATTTCTAACTGTTCTTTTAAGTTTCTTCCTCTTATTTCTGTTTTACCTATTCTTTCAACCCAGTAATTATGAGCTGATTGATTGTTTTTTTTGTATTCAATTAAATCTACTTTTTCAGTTTGTTTTTGATTTGGTTCAGTAAGTCTAACTTTAAGCCTCATTATTTCCAATGCCACAGGATCTTCTTTTAAATCTGATTTTCTACCAACTAATAGTGGTCCCTGAGTTAAAGATAAATAAGATAACACACCTTCAGAGTTAACATAAACAGAGTTTGGATTTCTTTCTACAGGTTCTCCAGTTAGTAGATCTCTTCTTGGTTCAAGATAGTCTGTTTTTGTAATAAGAGGAGTTTTTTTAATAATCTCATCTACAAATGATCTTGCTTCTAAAATTTCTTTATCACCTTCATAAACACCAGGAATACCAGCACCTATAAACGCTTGATAAGGAATAGCATTTCCTATTATTTTACCAAAATATCTATTAATTTTATCTGGGTTTGGATCTTCAGCAACATCTAATGCATCAGAAAGACCACGAGCATAAGCCTTATTATAAAAACTTCTCATAACAGATAGTGTGGCAACAGCAAAAATGTTTTGTTTTTTTTCATCATTAATACTATCACTGTTTTCAGCAATATCTGCTAAAATACCTAACATATAAAAACGAGGATCGTTACGATTGTATTGTAAATAAGTAATAGTTCCATCATCATTTTGTCTTGCTAATGAATATGGTTGCCATCCATTTTGAATCCAAGTTTTTTTAATTTCAAAATCTTTTGGTCCAGCACCAGTAACTTTACGATAAACATTTCCTTGACTGTCTGTTACGTCTGAATTTACTAAACTCCAGCCAATAAAAGTAGCTGAAAAACCCATTGCTTGTCTTCCTAGAACATCAGCTCTTGCACGCCTATCTCCTGTTTTCCAAGCATCTCTCATAGGCTTTGTAAAAGCACCATATACAGGAATCCTGGTTTCAAAATGCCTCCATATATTAGTTGGAGTTTTTACAAATGGTATTAAGAATCTAAGATAAGGAGCTTCTTTTAAAGCACCCTCAACTGTAGAACCAATATTTAAATATCTGCCATCTTTTAAACTGTTAGTGTAAGTATTGTATCTTGCTTCTTGTAACGCTTTTGCTGCTAAACTATTATCTTTAACATTTGCTCTACCATTTTCATCAAAACCATTTTTAAATATTTTCTCTATATTTTCTTTTGCTTCTTTAGATCCTAATTTAAAACCAAGTTCTAAAGTATTATTAACTGCCTCTGCATATAATCTTCCACGATAACTCATTTGTTTAAATAATTCATCTGTACCCATTAATAATCTTGTTGGAAATTCTACAAATTTTCCAACACGATCAATCCATGTTCCAGCAGATCCATCAAATCCTAAATTAGAAGCACTAATTGGTCTAACTGCTTTACCATTAATAATTTGTAAGTTATCTTGAGTTCTAGCAATCGGATCAAGAATAGCATCACCTTGTCTTAAAGCTATGCCAACTGCTCGCCAAGTATCTCTCATAGTAAAAATCATTCCTTGATATTGAGAAAATCCTTCTTTAACCATTTTAAAATCTTTTCTAAATGAAGCACCAAGCATAATTTCAGCTGGTCTTAAAAATGTTTCATAAGCATTACCTAAAATATTTACAATGTAAGTAGGTGTTCCAGATAAAAGTGAATTAATGTAAAGTGAATTAAATACATCTATAATTTTTGATGCTTTAGATTTACTAACTTCGTTAATAATATCTTCTGGTTTCATATCTCTAATTTTTTTAGCCATAACAGCAGGGTTTGCATCATAGTTTTTAAATATATCTGCTATTTTTTCTATTTCTAAAATCTTTCCACCAGCTCTAGTAACTTTAATTCTACCAGCTTGAGTTGTTCTAGCAGCACCTCTGATTTGTTCTTTTAAAGATGAGAATGTTTCTGCTATAACTTTGCTTCTTAATGCCAATTCTTCTTTTGATTCTTTAGACCATTTAGCAACATCATCTCCAAACTTATTTAAATATTTTGCTGATGCTTCTTGAAAATCAAAAGCTAAATCTTGCAGTATTTGTTTTGATGCTAACATTCTAACTGTTCCATCTTTTGATGAAACGCCTTCTCTAATAATACTTTTTAAAACTTCTTCTTTATCTCTGCTTAAAAGAGTAGCTAGTTCTTCAGCAACACGATTGCTTAAAACATCATTCTCTAAATAATTTTTTGTTACATCGTCAAAAGAATTATCAACAACATCATCAATTGTTTTTAAAACTTCTTTACCGCTTTTAAAAGAACCTGTGTTTATAACTTTTTTAATCCAAAGTTCAGAATCTTCTTTTGCAGTTTCTTTTGTTGTTTTAATTATTTTTAATGCTTGAGCTGTATTGATAGCTTCATTTCCTTCATAAGCTAATTTTTTTACTCTTGTTGTTTTTTTTCCTTGATTTATATCATCAATAATACCAACGGTTTCTTTTTGAATTAAAGCTCTTTCATCTAAATTTTGTGTTGCTCTCATTTTTTTAAAAGATTTAATTCCATAAAATATTGCATCATAAGTAGGCTTTGCACCCCTTACTCCAATTTCAACAACTCCTCCTAAAGCCATACCTTCAAGAACATTTTTTAATCTTCCTTCCATTTCTGTATCTTCTGGATTTGATGCAAGATATTGAGTAACTGCATTATTTAATACTGGTGAATCAAATTGAATTAACATATCAGATAATCTTCCTTCATTAGGATCAAAGACAGTAAGATCGGCAACAGCACCAGCTACAAAAGCTCTTGATGTATTTTTAATAGCACCACCTGCAAGACCAGCTCCTTTTAAAAATTTAGATGGTCCAGCAAACCCACTTAAAAATCTTGTTATACCTTCTGTTACTTCACCAGCTAAAGTTTCTGGTTTATGAAATATAGGTAGTTGTCTTTTTTTAGAATATTCTTCTGATTTCCATTTTGATGGAGGAACATATTGTGGAATAAAATCTTTAAATGAAAGTTTGCCATCATTATCACCAAACTCAACACCACCTAATGATACAATATTTTCATCTAAGAAATCACCAGTTTCTTCAGCAGCATTAACAACTCCTTGAGGAACTGATAAAGACATATCTCCTAGAGTTTGCCAAAAATTATGATCTTTTTCTTCTGGTTGTTTTATTAAACCAGAATTAACAGGTTGTATTTTTATTGTTTCAGTATTGCTCTGACCAAGAAGTTCTAAAACTTTTGGAGAAAGTTCAGATGACATTTTATTTTTGTTTTGTAGTTAATCTAACTTGCTCAGATAAAGCAGGAAGATAACTGTTAATAAAACCATTTATATCACCTTCTTTTTTAGTAACAGTTTTTCCTTTTTCTTTAGTGCTAGTAGTTATTATATATCCTCTTGACTTGGCTAAATTTTTATATTGAGTTATTTTTCCAGAATCTAAAGCATTTTCTCTATATAGTTTCATATCATTTAAAACATTTTGATATTCTGTTTCAATATCAAAACGATTTTTATCTGTTAAAGTTGTTTGTGTTCTAGATAAAGCTCTGTCTTCATAAATAGTTTTTAAAGTATAAATTAAATTTCTAGAGAAATCTTTCTTTTCTTCTAAACTAGCAGTTTTATTATTTACTAAATAATCTCTTATCATTTGATCATATTCAGTTTTTATTTCTAAAGATGATTGTCTATCTTCTAATGTTGGTTGAGAAATTAATGAAGTAGATGCAATGTCTTCTGTAAGTGCTTTTATTTGAGCATCAGAGTAATCAAAAAATAATTTATTATCTCCAAGTTGTCTTATTAAATTTTCATGCTGAACTCTTTCAACTTCTACCTTTTCTCTTAAAGCATTTATTTTAATTGACATTTCTCCAGTTTTAACTTTGTAACCATTATATCTTTCAAAAGATTCTAATTCTTTTGCAAGTTCTAATGCTTTATCATAATCAGAATCTGGGTTTCCTTTAACAGTAAGACTAGATATCTTTTGATTATAAACATCATATAATCCTTTTCCAAAATCTTCATCGCTTAATAAAGTTTGATCTTTTAAAGAACTGTCTAAATTTTTAATTTCATCTTTTCCATTTTCTAATCCAACAAGTTGACCAGAGTCTAAGAAAAGCAAAGAAGCATTTAATTTTTTTAAGTCTTCATTTAATTTTACTTGACCATCATTATTGTAAAAATTTTTACTTTGAACATTTGCTATAAGTTTATTTTTTAAAATAATTTTTTGTTCTGGATTAGTTTCTAAAGCATATTTAGATTGATCTATTTGATGTTCTGTATTCCAAGTATTATTGTATTCTAATACCAATTGATCTCTTGAACCTTTAACAACTTTAGAAGATCTAGTTATTAAATCTAAACTTAATTTATCTTCTAATAATCTAGCAGCAGATTTGTTTTGCATGCTATCTATTTTTTGTTTTGCTAATAATTTAAACTGTTTTTGAAATGTACTTTCAGCTTGAGATGGATCTATATTTTTAATAGAGCCTTGTTCTATTGTATCTAAATCGCTAGTTAATTCTAAGTATGCTTTTGTTGATTCTGTTTTATCTTTTAATGCTTGCTCTCTAACATAATATTCATCTAATCCTGTTGCAACTTTTGCAGCTGAACCAAACATAGAACCAGCAGATTCTACTGGAGTTTGAAATTGAGTTTTAATTGATGCTACTTCTGCTGTTGGTCTTGTTTCTGATTCAAATGTAGGTATCTTTGGCATTAGAATGATCCTGAGTAGCCTGTTGGATTAGAAGCATATTGACCATAAGAACTTGCACCATCAAATGTTCCTACTGGTTTATTTCCACCTAATAAACTTTTTCCTGCAGAAGATCCAGCAAAAGTTGTTCCTGCTGATACTAATGTACTAATAGCAGCTGCTCTGCCTTGTTGTCTTGCAAATTGTCCCTGTATTCTAAACATATTACCAGCTTCTCTTCTTTGTGCTGCGGCAACTTTAGAATTGTAATCAATAACATTTCTTTCAACTTCTGCTTGTTCAGCATTAGATCTTAATACTCTTAAACCAGAACCAGATAATTCTACTCCAGATTTTAAAAGTCTAGTTGTAGCTTGAGATTGTAATTGATTAAAATTTTTATCAAATCTTTGTAAGTCAAATTCTTTTTGTTGTTCTATTTGTTGAGCTTCTTGATCAGCAATCTGTGCATTTCTGTTTTGAATAGCTTGATTATATTTTCCAGCAGCATTTTGTTGCTGTGCTTGCATTACGCTTGATGCTACTGCAATATAAGGTAAAGCTGGTGCCATTAGTAAATCCTCGCAAATCTATAATGATCAGAACCATCAAAACCATAGTTCCTCATTAATCCTTCATTTGTTAATCCTAACCATTTAGCAAATCTAATGCCAATACCAAAGTCAGATCTTATAGCAGTTTGAACTCTTTTAAATTTATATGCTGTTGCTATGTTATCAAAATTCTTTTTAATTTTTCTAGCAACTGAAACTGGATGATTCCAAATATTTGATGTTCCAAGAACCCAACCTTCTCCAACATTACCCCAAATTCTTTTTATTCCTGCACAGAATATTATTTGTCTATTAACGCAACCTGTAAATGATAATCCTTTTTCTTCAAGATCCATACATTCTCCAGAGTTATCAGAAATAAAATTAGCATCTAATTGTGTAAGTTTATGATTCATTTGTAATTGCATAATAATTTTATAATGATCTGAAGAATAAGGTATTATGACTAATCTATCCTTATCTTCTTCTGGTATATAATAAATATCTGAATTAGTCATTTGTTATTAATTCTGGGTATAGCGATAAAACTGTTAAAGGTAAAGGTTGAGTTTGACGTACATAAATGAAACCATCAGTTTCATAGTTACCTCTAAACTCTACTTCCTTATCACCTGTAAATACTGGGATAGCTTGATCCATAGGATTAGCAGAAGATCTAAATGGTATAGCTTCCATATTGTTTAAATCTGAACCAACCTCAACACCAACTGACTCATAAAGTCTAACTGTAATATTGTATATTCTTTTTGTTTTAGCTTGAGATGTACCATTCTGAGCTCCAGCATCTATTCTCATAGTTTGTAATA